ACCTAAGTCATCATATACTTCTTCTCCATTTTCAACTCTCTGAATAGAACCTAAAAGTTTTCTTACTTGTTTTCCTACAGAACCAAATGCAGAGTGCATATCAGAGGTCTCTTGCCATGCTTCTCTTTTAGACTCTGAAGCATCATATAATTCAGATAACTTATTATCATTGTAGTTATCTGGATTTGTATCATCTGCATACTCTATCTTGTCACCAAGTCTGAGTTCCTCTGTATCTCTCAATCTCATTCTAGCATGAGAGACTAGTGCTCCCCAGTTTTCAAGAACCTTCTTATAACTATTGGCTGTATCCATATCACCTTCTTCAACAGCCTCTGAATAGTATTCAAGCAAGTCATTATAAACACCTTCAAATACTGAGAATTGACCTGCCACTAGTTTACCATTTGAAACAAATCCATTACATATAACTTTCCTACTTAGGAAAGGATTAGCTTCTTGTAAGGCATCAAGTCTGTCAGAAAACATAGTAGAAATCATATTGATTCTATTAAATCTCTCTTCAGCACTAAAAGACTCCTTCAACTTCTGATAAGACTCAGATAAATTAGAACTAGTAGTCTTGATAGACTCTGCATTCATTTTTTCTAAGTCTCTTCTATATGAGATCAAGTCCTGTACAGCCTTATCAAGGTCTGATGTATCAAGTGGAGATGAGTGTGATTCATCATACATTCCTCTTAATGTAGCTACTCTATACTCATTCCAACCCTGAATTTTACTAGCAATTACGTCATCAATTCCCTTAATAGGATTATAACATTTTGTACTCATATAAATTAATATTAATTTTTATGCAAAGGTAAGTAATTTAATTGTAATACACAAGCTTTTATTCAAAAAGCTAAAGGGAGAACAAGTATTTAACTTATTCTCCCTTATAAGATTACTCAACAATGTACTTGATACCATTGAATATGAGCCATTTGATTGTTAAGATATTGACTGGTCTAATACCTGACTCTTTATCAGTCTTAGTAATGTCCATATCTACACAATCATATCTGCCATCTCTTGATTCAAATTGAATCTTATAGCCTCTAAGAACTCTATCTTCACCTTCTTCATAAGGAAGTACAGGGTTATTAACCAGCTCAGTAATAAGATTCTTTGCTGCATTTGCAACACCTTTCTTATTGTTCTTAACTGTGTCAATACTATTTGAGAACTGCTCTACAATAGCATCAATCTCCTCCTGTAACTTTCTCTTACTCTTAGGTTTATCCTGCTTCTTGAAACATACAGTAAATACCTGACCAGAATGGATGTTCTCCCAAATACTTCTAATACCAAGAGTACCATCCTTCTTATCTTCCTTAGTTACCTTTACTGTAGTTTCAAACAAGTCAGCAGAATTAGTGTAGTTCTTCAGATAGCTCATACCAGTCACCACTCTTAAATTGAGTAAGCCAAGCATTAGAGCCTGATACTCTGTTCACAATATAGTGAGAACTCTCACTAATAATGGAACCTTGCTTTAACTGATTTATTTGCTCAATCATATCAAATAAGCTTTTCTATATTAGACATAAATGTTTCAGCCTCCTGCTTAGTAACACCAATAGTTTTGATGTCTTCCTGCAATGCAGCAATTTGAGATTCCTTCTTTGCAATCTCTGACTCCATTTCTGCATGGAGATTACTTGCATTCTCATGTGCAGTCTTAAACATAGACTTAATGCTTGCCATTCTTTCACTGAAAGAAGGTGCAGCTACAACTGATTTCTTCGTACCAAAAGCCATACTTTTTTTTTTAGTTATTAATATACTTTCTTGCAATAAACTCTTTCATTAGAGGTTCTGCTAATTCCTTAGCCTGAGGATGTGGAGCACCTGTAGTACCTCTTGCTCTTAGGTCAAAGAAGTGATTCCAATCAGATACAAATCCAGTTACAACCAATTCTGTCTTTAAGGAGTTAGGTAAAACAGCTCTTGCTTCTTGTGGTTTCCAACCTAAGTCAATCAAGTCAATATAATCCTTTTCAGCATTATTTAGACTGGCAATGAAGATACTTTCAAGAGATTTATCCCTTATTACAGTATGATAAGGTCCATATAGTTTCAGTCTCTCATCATCCAACCAACAGGGTTGAATAAATGTAAGCTCATTGCCAAATTTATCCTTGGAATAGTTACAATACCTTGTGCTTTCTTGGGCAAAAGACATTACTCTGTGCCTTACAAACTCATGTGATACGCCTCTATCACATACAAAGTGTACAGTGATTCTCTTCTCATGGAACTCTGTAGGTTTACAGATATACTTTAAGTCATCAAGCCAGCCATTCTCTACCAATACTCTGTAGTTAGTAGTAATGCACTTACAACTTCCATAAAGTATATCACCATGACAATTATATACCTCTGTTCCTTCTTTAACTACTGAATACTTATTAGACTTATATTTATCAATCAGCTCAGAGTTTTCAATAACATTGAATACTTTAAGATATACTGTACCATGCTCTAACATAGCACCATGACCAGACTTAATCATTCTATCTACAAATGACTTGGCAGAATCTTCTGTAATCTTGTCCTCTGACTTATAGCATATTCTGCCTGCTCTCTCTATCTGTTTATATACTCCTTCAAGTCCAGAAGGTTGTTCCCATATCTCAAATGATGGTTTAATCAGTTTCATTGTGCCTAAATATTTTACTTATTAATTCCATAATCCTATCTTCTTTCCTGCTAATTCATCAATAAAACAGAATCTAGTTCCATCCTTCAAGGAATGTATATACTTACTGAAGTGTGCAATTAAAGGAGTCTCATTTCTTACCCCAACAACTTGCCCTGTTCTATATACTTCTTCACTAGAAGATTTCTCTGGGTCTATTCCAATAAAGAACACAACTTTGTCTTTATACTCAGAACACTCCTTACAGGCATGGTCAGAAAATCCTATAGCCTTCCCATTCAACCTCTCTACTTTAGAAGCAGCCTCCTTTGTAAGGCGAGTGTTTGTCACAATTACCTCTTCAGCTACTCCTCCGCAGATTGGGCACATGTACTTGACCAAGGAAACTTTAAAATTATCCATTTTCTTTCTTTTTTTTTTTAACCGGCAGTCTTTCATATTCCTTCTCTATATTTCTTACATAAGTAGAGTAAGGCAAGGGCATATGCCTTATTGTAATTACCCTTGCTTGCCTCTTCCATTATCCTATCCTCAAGATTCATGCGCTAAGCATTGCTACTATTCCATTCTGACACCTATTAGCTTCCTCCCATGCTGACTCCAAGTCCTCAAATACTAATACATCACATGTATCAAGGTCTCTTACAAGTTCAATGCTTCCATTAAAATCCTCTATCACTACTGCTCTCATATTTGCTTAAGTTTAGTGCGGTCTTCACAATCTTCACACCAACAATCATTACTCTCAAGAGTGTCTATAATCTGCCCAGTATTAGGGTTTATCCATGCTTGCACTTGAACATTGGTACCACCACATTCACTACAACAATACTTTGACATACTCAATTATCTGCTATACCTTTTCTCACACTACTCTTCTATCACCTCAAAATCATCAACATCCCAGCCTTCAAGGTCATTGCGTTGGTCATTATTGAACTCTCCCTTTACATATTTGTAGGCATCTTGTGGAAGTGTAATTTGCTCTTCTACTGCCCTTTTAAGGTCACATTTAGAGTAGTCTATATCCTCAAAATACTCACCATCCTCGTCCTTTCCAGAGTCAGTTATGCTATAATCGGATACTTTAATCTTAACAGTCTTACTAAGTGTGACACTTACTGTAACCTCAATTTCCCTTTCAGGATTATCAACCTGATTCCAGGGTGCATCTTTAGTATCTGCACCCATAGGATAATTATAATTGTCCATTATTTTTTTTTTCTCCTTTTAATGTCTGTTATCAAGTTATTCTCTTTAATCAGTCTTCGAGCAATTACACATTCAAGATTCTTAGGCATGCTGATATGCCTTCCCTTATCATTCACATAGATAGCATGGTCTCCATTATGTCTGCTATAATAGAAACCATTAAATTCCACTATCTTTATGAACTCTCTTGATGTATATTGTCTCATACTACACTTTCAGAATGTCTTTATACTTCTCATAAGTCTTCCTTATGACCTCTTCCCCTATTGGATTAGGTCTCTTTGAGTCTCTCTCTATACAGTCTTGAAGAGGTATAAAGAAGTCTTTGAACTCAAGGTCATACTTTGGTCTAACCACAGCAGGTACTATTCCTTTAGGATTGTTCCAATCATCAAGCACTCTATTATAGTATTCTAATTCCTTGGGATTGAGATTCATATTGTCAATAACAATATCAAAACCATAGGACATAGAACTCCATAGGAAAGTACTCTTC